GTATCCGTCAAATGCAACAAATGGCTATTCAAGCAGACAGTGTAACTCACATGGGACAAACCGATTGTGTGCTTATGTCTGAAGCTTGTATGGCTAACTATCGTCGTGCTTTGTTTGACAAAGAACGGTACATTAACGAGAAAACGCTAGATTCTGGTCGTATGCAACTTGCATTCGGTGGTGCTGTAGTAGAACAAGACCTTGAACTTGGATTCCTATACAGTGTTGGTAAGCCGGTATCTGCCTACTTCTTAAACTTTGATGGTGTTAAACTCTGTATGCATAGAGATGCAGACTTTGCAGTTTCACCATTTGAACATATCTCTGGAACTACTGCTCGTGCAGCTCAACTGTATGTTAAAATGCAATTGATTGCCGACCATCTTGGTTCTTGTGGTATACTTATTGATGCAGACGCATACTAGGAGATTATTATGGCTACTCAAAATCTTATTCAATACTTAGAAACTTCACAGTACAATGCATTACCAGTTGGTGGAACACTGCCTGTTGGTGAAGCTGCAATGAACCGTAGACAAGTTGAAACCTTTATTTCAGGCGCTGCTATTGCTGCTGGTGATTTAGTTTGTATCGACCTCGCTAAAACTGATAATAGTGAAAAAGTAATTACTATTATTCCGGCTGATGGTGCAGCTACAACTAAACGTATGTGTGTTGGTTTTGCTTTAACTACAGCTTCTGGTGCTGGAGAGACTGTTGACGTTACTATTGCTGGACTACACGCAGAAGCTAATGTAGCAAGCAGTGGTGGTTCAGCAGTTCAAGCAGGTGAATTTTTAAGTCCATCCGCTGTTCCTGGACGAGCAGATGAATACGTTGCAGGAGATACCGTACCTCCTATAGGGTATGCATTGGCAACTGCAGCTGGTAATAAAGCACCTGTCTTTGTTATTAAACAAATGTAATTTCTTTCATTGTTGTTTTGAGGGTGGGTGGTTCCGAGACATTACCACCCACCCTTTTTTATTGGAGACAGTATGGCTAATCTAAAAGCATTACGTGAGAAGATTAAAAACATTACTGATTACAGTCCTGAACTGCAACAGTTTAATGACCAACTGGACGAACTAATCAATGATGCGTTCTACTGTATCTGGACTATGAAACGGTGGAACTTTGCAACTGAAATAGATACTATATCGTTTCACGTTGACATTACCTCTAAAACAGACTTAGAGAACACAGCTGCTAGTGATGTGTACTTGGCTATTACTAAAGGTGAACGTAAAGCCACGTTAAGTGCAGCTATAGATAGGTTACACGACCCCGATATATGGGAGGGTCAACCTATACAAATAGATACTATGGAATATACAATTTCCAAAGTTTTATCTATGACAGAAATTTTATTGGATAGAGCCTATGAGGGTACTACGTATGCTTTGGCAGATTCATACACAGGATGGGTAATTAAGAAAAGATGGTATGACTTACCAGAGAATTGCCTTGAACTATTGTATATGGGACATAGAGATTACCCATACGTAAGTGTATCTGGTTCACAGAATCCATACGGAAAGTCTACTGCTATATTACCTCGTCGAGAAGAAGATATAGACTTGCGTGTTGACTATGCAGCGTCTTATGCAGAGGCATACATAACAGCACCAACTATTGGAATACCATCCGGTGAAACCTTAACACTAGACAAAACTACCACTACTGGTAACTTTCCAGTAAATAAAACCTATGAGTTTTGTTGGGCATTCGTAAAAGACGGTAAAGTAGGTCCATTATCAGACCCACAAACTATTAAGATAACTGATGAAAACAAAGGTGTATCTATTAAGTTTACTGGTTGGGACGATGAAGTAATACAAGCAGATACTTATAATAGTAATGACCAGGTAGCCACACAGTGGGAGGGTTACAGAAAGGTAGTGTTTTGGAATAAAAACTTTAATGCTACCACTGCTGAACGCAAAGGGTTACCGTGTTGGCTATCAGTTATTACTGGGGGCGCACCAGCTGCTCGTAATACTCAAGCATATCTAAAACCATTAGTAGCGCAAGATACCGCTAATAGTGTAGAGATTCTATATGTTGAACAGTTAGATAACGGTAACAAACGTTATGTTGAAATTGATGGTATACACCAACAGATAAGACCATATCCTAGAGTTAATGGGTATGACTTTGAAGTAATACAAGTAAAAACTGGTGCTGGTACTATCACAACTTACCACGATTATGTAAGACAAGGTATTATACGGTATCTAGTAAAACCACAAGACGTATTACTTGCTACTGATGTACCAAAGATACCATTCGAGTTTCACCAACTTATTGTATACAAAGCCCTAGAAGATATATATTTAAAACTTGGACAACAAGGGTTGGCTACTACATACGAACGCAAGTATATGAAAGAAATTAATGGACTTGCAAAACGATATGTAGATAAGATTGACCAACGAGTTAGAAGAGGTCAGTTTCATACACGAGCCGGAAGACCTTCTTACGATGGTGCTTCTTTAAGGAGAATGTCGTGAAGTCTCAGCGGTTAAAACAGTTTGTCCAACTGGGTGGTATAAACAGAATACTCACACCAAAGATAGGTGATGCAGAGACAGTTTTAAATTGTCGTATGTCTGTCGAGGGTGGATGGATGGGTAACGTTGGGTTTCAATCCTGGTGGAGAAATCCGTCGTCGTGGACTATACCTGTAGTCACATTACAAAAATATTTTGAAAAGAAAGTGGACAGTTGCTATCAGTGGAAAAGACAAGGCTCCAACGATGTATACACGTTTGTAGAGCAGAATGGAGTGTTATATTATGTTTTGGGCAATAAAGGGCAAGGTACGACATACACAGGTGCGTTTTATGAAAATGACATTGTTGTGGTTGATAGTGATAGGTACATTCCCAAGTTGGGTGATACTGGCAGTCAGTATGTTAATCTGGGAAGACACCTTTTAATAATCAATGGTCGGGACCGAGCAATATTGTTTAGTGGTGATAGATTATTTAGAGATTTTGGGTTTGTACTAGGTGGTCCAACAGTTTCTCCATACGATATAGATACTGAATACTTTAACGATAAAGTACTAACCGCTACTGCTATAGCATTTAACAAATCAACTGTATACGGGTTAGGTGGTGCTGATAAAGACGAACGATATGTTTACCAATACAAAATGACAACTATAAGTGACTTAGGAGCAGAATCACCACTATCAGGAGAGCAAGAAGTATCTTGGACTATACCTAATACGCAAGACAAAAGATACGGTGTTGCATTAGACTTACCTTTGGGTGATGTCGGTACTGTTGCTAGACGTATATATAGAACTAAAGAAATTAACTCTAGCGGTGGGCTGTTTTACTTTTTAACGCAAATAGACGAAAACTCTAGTCGATTTTACATAGATACTATGCCAGACAAATACTTAGTAGATGCAGCACCAAGGTCTACTGCTAGTTCAAGTATAACTACAAACTTTCGAGTAGGAGAAAACTGGGATAATAGATTATGGTTAGCAGAGGGTACTCGCATAATCTATAGTGACAGTGGTATATTTGAACAGTTTGGAGCAACTAACTACTTTGAGTTAGGTACTTTTCAAGGTGGCGACATAGTTCAATTGCAGTCATTTTATAACAGTCTTATTGTGTTTAGAGAATCTGCTATTAACATTATAAGTTTCAATAACGATGGGTTTAACATATCGACAGTAACTAACACTATTGGTACTACGGCTCCTAATAGTGTTGTTGTTATTCCACAGTTAGGTATCATCTTTATGAATGAACAAGGTGTTTATATACTAACTGGTGGTCTAAACGGTGGTGCTAGTCTTAAAGTACAAAAGATTAGTTTTGGTATTGATGACTTATTAAACCGTGTCAATACATCTATGATACATAAAACTATTGCAGCTTATAGTCCAGTAGAACGTGAGGTGTGGATACACTTTCCATCGGACGATAGCGTTATACCAGATACTGGTATAGTGTTGCATTCAATGACTGGTAACCCCTCTTGGTCTATTAGAACTGCTTTTGATGATGTAGAAAAAGCATACTGGTCTGCATTAACAACAACCATAGATGGTTTGTTTTTATTAGGTAATGCACCTGAATGGACCATAGCAACTACACAAAAAACAAAAAAGTTTGGTCCATTGCAAGTAATGACGAATGCTAATAACTGGGGTCAATCAGCACACATTACTGGTATAGTTGATGCAAGCATTGCAACACTAACTATTACAGACACTACTAATCCTGGACATACTTGGGAGTCAGAGTGGTATGGGTTTGCACAAAACAGTGTAAAAGTAAGATTCTACAGTGTTGAACTTAGGCTTATGTCTTATGGAGACAACTCGTTTGAGTTCTTTTATAGCACT